CTGGAACAACTACAGGAGGCAGTAGACAATGGTAGGACTAAGGAAATTGTAGATCTTACTCATGCACTTAATGCTTTCATGCCTGTTTATACTGATAATTGGGACAGGAAATTTAGAGACGCATGGGATCATGTAGTAAAATGACTGGATGAATTACAAGGACAAGACAATGTTAGCAGCAAGATGTAGAGTGTGTGGTAAAGAGATCTTGGCTAGTAAGAAAGCTCAAGGGTGTGGTTGCTCAAATCAGATGATCGTGAAGGAAGATACAGTGACAGCAACCAATTTAGATGACGTAATATTAATTGATTCTAAAGATAGTCTTAAAAGTGTTGACTTTCTGACATCTGATGACCTAAATTATCAAGAGAAGCGCCGCAAGCGCAAAATCCGTAAACTTACCTTCGAGGAACGATGATTAATTTAGACGAAAGATACCACGACTATCTCAGTGGACAGAAAACTCTCCGTATAGATGGATCACAAGAAAAGCTTACGGGATATGGATATCATTGTGATGGAAATGACATAACTGGTTACTATGTGACTACAAAAACCCATAGACTGTTGTATAATTTACAAGAACAGTTCATTAAAATGGAACCGATCAGACAAGTTGCAAAAGTCTGATATATATACTAGAGATTTGGAGTATTAAATTTTTCACCATGTTTGTATTACCTGAAGCACAATTATTTGGTTTTGAGAAAAAGAAGTTAGTCAAGACCCCAGTTAAAGAATTCTTTGAAGGAAAGGATTGTTTACTATTTCTGATACCAGGCGCCTTTACCGCTAATGATACTAAAATGGTAAAGGAATATGAGAAAGCTTATGATGATATTTGTGATGAGTTTGGTATCAATGATATCTTCTTTCTTGCCATGAATGATCCATTTGTTATGGATGCATGGTGGAAGTCGATGAAAATTAAGAAGTGTAAGTATCTACCTGATGGCAATGGTGCATTGTCTTTAAGAATTAATGAGAATGATGGACTTTCTGAGGGCGATTGTTGTTGCACTCAGTTCAATACTGGAATGTATAAGAGGAACTGGAGATCGGTTGTTCTAGTACAAGACTGTATGTGTATTTGGAATACCGCAGAACAGGCTCCCAATGAAGGTAAGGATGAGTGTGTGTTGCAACCATATGTGCAAACAAACCCTACCAATGTTATTAAAGCCTTAAGGAACAGAAATCAGGCATCACATATTGCAGCCGAAAATACGAAGGGATTGGCTTCATTACTTGATACCTCACCTATCATGGGTGGTGGATCTCCTCATTAAATAAATGGAAAAAATTACATTAGAATACTTAGAATCTCATTTTGATGAGATTCTAGGACAGGCTGAGGGTGGGAAATCATTTCTCATTCTTACGCCTGATGGTAAGGACATTGCATTGGTTCCAGATAAGGATAAGATACAGTCATCTCTAGATGTGAAGATGGCAACTTCAATAGAGAATGATGAATGGTTGGAGAGTATGACCCAGTATGATCTATAATTGACAAACTAACAACACAGAAGTATAATAATCGAGTACCCACAAAGAACGATGTCAAGGTCACATTTTTCGCATAAGTTCAGGACCAGTTTGAGTATTTTTCAAGAGGCAGTTAATCGGAACATCGATTTGGATCACCAGAATCAAAAGTTATATAAGAAAGTATTGAAGTTTTACAGAAACAGTGGAGTACAGTTTTATAATGATCCATATGACGACTATGAGTTAATTTTGGATCTACTTTCTGAGGATTTAATTAAATGAAATACATTCCCATAGTGACGCAAGGACCTTATAGGTTTGTCCATACTAATCTATTCTTGTCTAATGGTAAAATGGATTTTAGGATACAGAAATATGATGAATATACTAAAAGGTATAAGGACATGTATCTTTTAGATAATCAAATGCAAATGGATACTTGTATTGAAGATCCAGAATATACTAAATGGTTAGACCCCGCAGGAGTACCTGCATATAGAAAATATTAATTATGGCTGAAGGAAAACATCCCATGCATGATAACCCAATTCATTTTGAGGAAGAGTATCATGATTTTATTGGTGTATATGAGGAAGCAGTAGATCCAAATCTGTGCGATTGGTTATGCGAGTACATAGACAAGGCTGAGTTTGTTATACCTAGAGAGATGGTATATGTTGAGGACAGACAGATTTGTTTAGACACATATTCACCACAAGAAGCGAAACAACTTATGCAGTTTGTTAATAACTGCTTGGGTGCATATGTAAAACACTATCCATACTTGACGAACTTTAATTATATTAGTTCTTTATGTCTGATGCAGAAGACAGAACCAATGAAGGGGTATCATATATTTCATGGAGAGAATCTTGATTGGAATATGCAACACAGGACTATGGCATGGATAGTATATTTGAATACTCTTGAGAAGGATGATGGAGGAGAGACTGAGTGGTTGTATCAACAGAAGAAGATTAGTCCTAAGAGAGGAACAGTTTGTATATGGCCTGGTGGTTACAGTCATCTTCATAGAGGTAATCCACCAATGAAGAGTAAGTATGTTGTTACAGGTTGGTATCAAGGATCATCAGGTCTTGCACAAGTACATACTGCGGGATTGAATGACCCTAATTCTCCTAACTATCAAGGTCCAGAATGACACGAATTCTAGTTACAGGACATAAAGGATTCATTGGAAGACATGTCTTTCAGGATCTAATATACGAACAAGGTTATGGTGGATTAGTTGATGGATTAGATTTCCCAGATGACATTGCAGATTTTGTGGGTCCTTCTGGGATGTTTGCTAAACATTATGATTATGTTATACACCTTGCAGCATTCGCTGCACTAAGAGACAGTGTAGATAATCCAGAGAAATTCTGGGAGAATAATGTAGAGAAGTCGAAACCTATATTTGATTACTGTAGAGATAATAATGTTAGGTTATTGTATGCAAGTTCTGCTGGAGCACATGAGTGGTGGCGGAATCCTTATGCAATGACTAAGAAAGCAAACGAACTCATGGCACCACCTAACAGTGTGGGCATGAGATTTTTTAATGTCTGGTCAGAGAAAGGTAGTAGAGAAGATATGTTATACAGAATGTTACAAGAAAATAGGGCAAAGTATCTTACTAATCATAGTAGAGATTGGATTCATGTTAATGATGTAGTGAGAGCGATTGCATATTTGATGCCCAGTGAATACGTTGGTCCTATTGATATTGGTACAGGAAAGACTGTATCTGTATATGATCTTGCGAAGTCAATGTGTATGGCTCACCTTCCCATTGAAGAAGATACTCCTAATGAACCTGACGTATTGTGTGCAGACACTCAAGAACTACTTAATTTGGGATGGTTTCCAACCGTACAATTACTTGCAAAAACCCCAGTAACCTGTTAGAATAAATAAGTTGCGGTTTAATTAAACAATTATATGGCCGATAATAAAAAGGCATTAGTATTAGGAGCAGGTGGTTTCATCGGTTCGCATATGTGTAAGAGACTCAAATCCGAAGGGTATTGGGTTCGTGGAATTGACATTAAGTACCCAGAGTTTTCAGACAGTGCTGCTGACGAATTTGTACAAGGTGATTTGCGTGACGCAAACTTTGTAAATGAATGTGTAGCATTTAAAGAAGGTGGATTTGGATATGAGAGTCCAGAACCAGTGTGGGTAGAACCATTCGATGAGATCTATCAGTTCGCTGCTGATATGGGTGGTGCAGGTTACATCTTTACTGATGAACACTCTGCTGACATCATGCACAACTCGGCTAGTATCAATCTTAATGTACTTGATGCTCAAGTTAAGTTGAACAGAAATCTTGGTGAGAATAAGACCAAGATCTTCTACAGTTCTTCTGCTTGCATGTATCCAGAACATAACCAACTTGATCCTGATAACCCTGACTGTCGTGAAAATTCTGCATACCCAGCTGCACCAGATTCCGAGTATGGGTGGGAGAAACTCTTCTCCGAGAGATTATACTTGGCTTACAATCGTAATCATGATATCCCTGTGCGTGTTGCCAGGTATCATAATATCTTCGGACCCGAAGGAACCTGGCAAGGAGGAAAAGAAAAAGCTCCAGCAGCTATCTCAAGAAAGGTTGCGTTACTCCCAGCAGTGGGAGGAACGATTGAAGTGTGGGGCGACGGGTTGCAGACAAGATCCTTCCTCTACATCGATGAGTGTATCGAAGCAACCCGACGACTTATGGAATCAGACTTCCAAGGACCCGTCAATATCGGTTCCGAAGAGATGGTTACCATTAATCAATTAGTGGAAACTGCTGCCAAGGTTGCAGGTAAGGTGGTAAGGAAATCTTATACTCTTAATGCACCAACAGGAGTACGTGGTAGGAACTCAAACAATGATCTCATTCGTGAGAAACTTGGTTGGGATTATTTCCAAACTCTTGAAGAAGGTATTCGTAAGACTTACGATTGGATCTCTGAACAAATTAATTCCCGCCAACATGGTGTGGTTGATCTTTCATCAAAGGAAACTGTAACATGCGAAAGGTAACTAAGAAGACTATCAAGATTGATAAGGATGCGGTGAGGAACTTAGATGTTTCTCACCTTCAAGATGTCTCACTCAATGCTAATGACTGGCTTAGTGCTGGTCAGAGTGAGTACCGTTTGTACGCATGGTTATCAACACAGTTTGATAATTCAGTAATTCTTGACGTAGGCACACGTACTGGTGGGTCTGCATTAGCTCTATCATATAATGAAAATAACAAAGTTGTCAGTTACGATCTTCAAGAACAAGGTGCATCGAAAATTAAAAGAGATAACATCGAGTTCAAGATTAAAGACTTCAGGGAAGACGATAGCATCAATTGGGATCATGTCTCTATCATTATGCTTGATGTTGATCCCCACGATGGTATCCAAGAAGAAGAAATGATGGAATTCCTTGAAGGAAAGGAATGGAAAGGATTAATGTTGTTTGATGATATCGGCCCCCAATGGCCAGAGGTTGAAGATCTATGGAATAGGATTACATATCCTAAGTTAGATGTAACTGAGGTAGGCCACATGAGTGGTACTGGACTGATAAACTTTGATGAGAAACATGATGTTAGTTGGGCATAAGAGATGAGAATTACTGTACTTGGATCTAGTGGTCAGATAGGAGCATATCTAACACAATATCTTCGTGATAAGGGACATAGTGTTACAGAGTTTGATGTTGCTAATGCACCACATCAGGATCTAACGGCTATCCCTAATATTAATCTACAGGATGCACTTGAGAAAGCTCAGTTTGTTTTCTTCCTTGCATTTGATGTAGGTGGATCACATTATCTTAAGAAGTATCAACATACATTTAAGTTCATTGATAACAATACTAGATTGATGGCAAATGCTTTCAATTATATTGAAAGATATAAGATTCCATTCGTCTTTGCATCATCTCAGATGAGTAACATGTCTTACTCACCTTACGGTGTAATGAAGAGGGTTGGAGAACTATATACTAAGTCTTTGAACGGGGTGATAGTAAAGTTTTGGAACGTATATGGAATCGAGAAGGACATGGAGAAAGCCCATGTCATTACTGACTTCATTAAGAAGGGATTCGAGACAGGCACCATCGACATGATGACCGATGGTACTGAGGAAAGGGAATTTCTATATGCGGAAGATTGTTGTGAGGCTTTGGAAACAGTCATGGATAATTACAATCAATTCTCCTCTGACGACGAGCTTCATATTACTTCTTTTGTTAGTACAACTATACTGGGAATTGGTAAGATCATACAAGATCTTTTCAAGGCTGATGAGAAGGAAGTTACTATTGTTCCAGCAAAATCTAAGGACGAAGTTCAAAAGAATGCCAAAAACGAAGCGAGTAAATTCATTACCCGCTGGTGGAATCCAAAGACTACCATAGAAGATGGTATCGGAAACATTTACAGAGGTATGAAACAGTATTATGAGTAAAGTTCCACAGAATGAAGAAGAGTTGAAGGCTCTTCAAGATATTATTGCACAGGCTAAGGCGAGTCCAACTGGTGTTGATATACCTGTTCTGGATCCCAGTAAGAAGTTTCCTATTAATCTCTTCTGTAATGATTCATTAGAACCATCTACATCAGCAAACAATAGATCAGTTTACACTAGATTCGTTCGTGATGGATCTGGTTTTTGTAATCTGTATGTTAATCAAGAGGCACTAAAGGTACTTGAAGATAACAGTGGGTTACCTAAGTTCATTTGGTTACTGGAATCGAGAGAGATTATTGGAGAACAATACAAGTGGATCGAAGACAACTATGACTTCGTTGCTAGTAGGGTTGATGGTATCTTTACATCCGATCAACGATTGACTCAAGAGGCAGGCCCAGATGGTAAGTTTCTTTACTGTCTATCTAATGCTGCTCCTTGGGTTATGGATAGGGATATCTATACTAAGACAAAACTTGTCTCAATGATTGCATCCAACAAAGGATATACTGAGGGACATAAGAGAAGACTTAGAGTTGTAGAGAAATATGTAGAGAAGTTTGGTCAGGATGATCTATTTGGTTGGGGATTGGGACAAGAACTCCCATTAAAAGAGAAATCTAGAGGCCTGCGTGACTATATGTTCAGCTTTGCATGTGAAAATGCGAATTATCCTACCTATTTCACTGAGAAATTGACCGATTGCTTTGCATGTGGTACTATTCCAGTGTATTATGGTACTGCTGGAGTAGCACAGTACTTCAACCATGAAGGCATTATATTCTTGGATAAGGATGAACCTTGGGAAAATATTCCTTGGGACAAACTTACACCAGAGTATTATGAATCCAAGAAGGAAGTTATTAAAGAAAACTTTGAGGTTGCTCAATGTATGAGAGTCTCAGAGGATTATCTTTACGGTAATTATTTTATTCAACTAGACCCATACAGAGAACAAAGAGCCAAAGTATCATGACAACAATCGATGTGAATGCTGAAGAAGTAAAGGATGATCGTAGTGGATGGCAAGCAGAAGATCAGATTGCTGTAGAGTATCTGGCTGCATGTGTTGAAGCCGTTGAGAATGATGATGCCTTTGCAAACTTCAAATCAAATCCCAAGTACAAGACTATCTTAGAACATGTACTAAAGGATCAAGGACAGTGTTATCTTAACATCTGTAGAGAGATGAGTGAGGAGGGTGTTGATTCAAACATTGAACTCTTTAAGGAGAACGATAAGATAGGTAACCCAGAAACACATATCTATCCTGGCATTGAAGGACCTATCTCTCCTACAACTCTAAGGTATATGAAGAACACCTTTGAGATGTCATTCATGATGGATGGTGCAGAGATTAGTAAGGTTGTTGAAGTTGGCGGAGGATATGGAGGACTCTGTAGAGTTCTTAGTATGGTCTGTGAATTTGATGAGTATATTATGATCGATCTTCCAGAGGTTAGTGCCTTGCAGAGGAAGTATATTGATCAGTTCCCAGATCTTAAGGATAAGGTTAAGTGTATTCCAACAACAGACCTTGCGGAGATCACAGACGTAGATCTATTCATTAGTAACTACGCACTGTCTGAGTGTGATTTGGAATCACAAATGGCATACTTCAAATGTATTGTACAACATTCTAAGTATGCGTATATCATATACAACCTTGTCAATTTCAATGATTTCCATTATAATGATTTCATTGACAAGATCAAAGAGTATTTTACCTTTGATGTTGGCCGTGACTACGAGAACACTGTTATTCTAGCAACAAAGAAGGATGGATCGAATTGATGATTACAGGAAACTGACTATTGATATAGTCGGGTGGCTTTGTAAGTATATTAATGACAATAAGATAAACTCACTAGTAGTAGGGGTGTCTGGCGGAATTGATTCTGCTGTCACCTCTACTCTTGCAGCCAAGACTGGAGTACCAGTTTATGCTGTGGGTATGCCACTGAGTCAGAAGATAGAACAGGAAACTCTCTCTGATGCCCACCTTTACTGGTTGGATAAGAGTTATGATAATGTTAAAGTCTTAAAGACTGATCTATCAGAAACTTTTGCCAAATTTATCAAAGGACTTTCCGATGATATGGATATGGAGTACATTGGTAATCCATTGGCAAAGGCCAACTCAAAGGCTCGTCTTCGCATGATGACTCTGTATCACATTGCTCAGAACGTTGGTGGTATTGTTGTTGGTACGGGTAACAAGGTAGAAGATTATGGAATCGGTTTTTTTACTAAGTATGGTGACGGTGGCGTTGACATTGCACCGATTGCTGACCTCTACAAAACAGAAGTCAGAGAACTTGGAGGATTCATTGGAGTAATCCCAGAGATCCTTGATGCTCAACCTACTGATGGTCTATGGGAAGATGATCGGACTGATGAAGATCAGATCGGTGCTACCTATGCACAGTTGGAAGAGGCAATGGAGACTGGTACTGGCCCAGCGGTTGATATTCTTTACCGATTCAACAAACAAAACAGGCACAAGATGGAACCAATCCCTACATTTAAACTTGGAGAATCATGAAAATTCCAGAGTCTACATCCTATCTAACGATAGAAGTTATTAGTGATCAGATTGAAGGCAACGAAAGAGTTGTTCATATAAGAAAGATTTGCACAGGTAATCCTGTGGAACAGTTCATTACGGATTCTGTAATCCGAGGACCTGTTGTTCAAGAAGAGAAACAGAAAGTCAAGGTCACTAAACCTGTTAGAGCTAGGAATAAACAAGGTCATTATATTAAAGATGATCCTTCCACTCCAGAGAATGAAGCATGGATAGGTGGTCTTGCACCAAAGAAAATACGTAAGAGAAGAACTCGGAAAACTAAAAAGGAGGAGAATTAATCTAATG